ACATTTGCCATTACCCACACTGTACTAGGGTGACCTGTATGACATGCTTTGTAAATTAAATCTTCTTTGTCTTCGTCTAGACGCCATCTTTGTATCTTATGACCGTTTTTAGTCCTGCCTGTGTAGTGTTCGCCATCTAACATTCTATGTGCTGTAGATAACATCTGAGCAGACTCTATAATCATTTTACATACGTGCTTGTCACAAGACATTTTAGCAGCTATGTATGGATTTCTGTCTAGGTAAAATATATTCATGTTACCTCATTATATACGGACCAAACAAAATGGCAAGCAACAAAGCTGGTACAACTATAGTCATGGGCCAAAAGTTTAATAATTCTTTCCATGTTGGTACCTTTTCTTGTTTCTTATCCTTTTTAACTTCTTTTTTGATCTCTAACATCAAGTTCATTACAGGTTCACCTTTTTGAAAGTTAGGAAAACCCATATTGTTTAATAGATTAACTTGATTATAGACCTCTAGTAAGGTCTTTTTCTTTAGTGTTATTGTTACTGTTTTTTCCATATCTATATAGTATCACATCTGGCCCAAAAGGCAAGCGATTAGTGTATGTTTTTCTGATATAGGTCGCTTCTATTGAATTTAGTACACAATTTGGTAAATATACCAAACCAGAAGTCTTTAGACCACTCTGTAGTAGCACTTTTAGTTGCCTCCACAGCGTTGTTTATAAGTCTTTCTTGTTTTTCTGGAGTGTTACTGATTCGTTCTATGTATTGTCTCATCATATAATTATACCTCATTTATTTGTTTTTGTCAAGCCACTATTTACCTAAATTGGTGCCTTGTGATATTATTGTTCGTACCGCTGTAAAAGTAGGGTTATTCCAATCTAACGTCTTCTTACATTCTAGGTCTGATACACAGGTCGTTTTCATGCACCCACCCAAAGTCACGAGCAATAATATTAAAATACTAATTCTTATCATCTAAATTCACTATCTGGCTTAACTTCAACTTAATCTCATCTGGATTATCGCCAAGGTCTTTTACCACATTTTTATATTTTTTCAAGTTCTTATTTCTTTTCATTAATCTATTTAATTTTTGTTGTAAATTTTGTTGTTTATTAGACTTTGTTAATTGTTTCTTTAATCTCCATTGTCTCAATGATATGTTGGCTGCTATCAATAACAATACTGCTAATGGGTCAAATACAAATATTAATATCAGTATAACAATTCTAACTGCCTTGTCAATATTATCTTTTGCACTTTCACCATATATTAACTCTGCAACATACTTAATAGGACCAACCTCTGCCTCTATCTTATCTTGTGCTAATGATAGTGTTGCTTTCTTATCTGATAACTCTGCGATCTTATTACTTGCGTCTTCAATTGCATTGTTTAAAGCAGTTCTTTCTTCTTCTTGTTTTGCTCTTTCTTTTAAACCTCTAGTCACATATTCTTTATCAATGTAGACCTCTAATGCCTTGTCTAATAATGTTAACGTATTTTGTGATCTGTCTATAATAGTTTGTTGTCTTGAAATCTGGTCGGTAATTTGTTCTAGTTTTATATTATTACCAGATGTAGGTTTAACTTGATCAAGGTGTGCCTTTGATAAGAAACCAAAGATACCCATAGAGGTAATAAAAACTAATACAATGATTGCTGTAAACAAATACGTTTTTAACAATCTAGGTACATCACTTTGCCAATTATGGTACAACCATGAGGCTGCTACTAACTTACCTACTTCTAATGCCGTACCCATAGCAATAATTGGTACTACTGCACCGGCAAATAGTGTTGCAAGACCTATGATAGAATAACCAGCGGCTATTACAGATATAGATATCGCACTTAAAAATGTTAGTATAATTAGGAACATATTAGTGTTTGTAGTTTTCTCTTATCTTTTTAATGATACTTTTTACTTTCCAGAAATAGTCTTTATCACTGGCATATGAGTCAAGTGTTTCAACTAATTCTAAACTATCTGCACCTGTAGCTAATAGTTCTCTGTACTTCTCGTAAGCATGGTGATTACTTAAAGTATTTATATAGTGTAATACACCATCACACTCGTGTTGAAATACTTTAACTCCCCATTTTTTAGGATTGTTTGAAGGCAACATATGTGGTTCTTGTAGATTATAAGTTCTAATACCAAATAGGTTTTTACCAACTCTGGCAAATCTACTGTTACCCCAACCAGACTCTAGAGCTGCCTGTGCTAATAGTAAATCTTTATCTACCTTGTTAACTGTCTTGTCATAGAAATAGATATAATCTATACACTGATTAACGTTGTCTATAAATTGTTGATTGTTTGTATGTTCAAAGTTAGGTCTAGTCGGTAGACTCTCGTTAGCTTGTATCTTATAGAAGTGTAAAGTTGATACACAAAATAAAACTACAACTACGAACATTAAAGTTCTTACTATTGTTTTTACTACAATCATATTTTCCTCGCAACATAATCATAACCAGTCCACTCTTGTCCTTCCTCATCTACAAAACCTGGTAACTTCGTTTGTGTTAACGATAAACCATCTTTCATTTTAGCCACTTTAGAAAATATAACAGCTGCCTGTTTATCTGTAAAGTTATCATATACATCTTTAGCCCAATTGCCAGTATAGTATACTTTTGAAGTACCTATTACATTTGATGGTTTCTTTAATTCTTCTAGTTGTATTATTGCCTCGCCTATTCTACCTTTAAGGTAAGGGTCAAGTTCTTTCACTTTTCTTCTCATCATATTACTCATAATTATAAGTCCAATCCTACTTTGTTTAATTTACTTCGGTAACTATAAAATAAGGCGTTATGGTTACCAGTATCGCCCTCGTTGGCCATCTGGTGTAGATGAACCATTTCATGTGCTAACGTATTAGCAAATTCTTGTTTGTCTTCGTATGTCGGTAACATATGAAGCTCGTACTCTCTTGTACCTCGTCTTTCCCAATCATAAGTTATAACTTGACCAAGTGTTCTATTTCTCATCTGTTTAATATATACTTTATTAAACGGCGACAATTTGTTATCAAATACTAGTTCATTTATCATAGAAAAATATCTTTTTATATCAATATATTTTGTTTTATATTTTCGTTTAGATGATTTTTTGGTAAGGTCAGCAGTCAATAGCTTCTTTGTCTTTGTGTATTTTGTTGATCTTCTTAACAATTTTTTGTTCTCCTAATTTTAAGTTAATCATTATATACAATCTTTGTCAACTGCTTTAGTATCTTCAAGCAACTTGCATTTATATTCAAGGTCTGCTTTCAATCTCAACTCTGTCATAACAGAATCAAGTATGTATGGTAAATGTTTTTCTAAAATAGAAACCATTTCCAAAGCGTAAAGGTGTCCAAGTTTAGATAGTTCACCCTCCATAATAGACTTGTGATCTATCTCATTGTTCTTAATAGTCTCTGATATAACATGGCCAATAACTGCCTTGCTATAGTCATCTGCTTTAACTGAATTAGCAAAGGCGTTTAAACCTAACCAAAGTACAGCTAAAAATAGTATCGCTTTTTTCATAATGTAATATACCTTTCTTTTTATATATTTAGGATACCACAACCTGACATAAAAGTCAAGCAGAAAATAAATTTAAAAGCGTTGATTTATAAGGGTTTTTCAAGGGTACGTTGTGTCGCACCCTTAAAAATGTGAGGTTTTAAGATAGTAATTCTTTTAGAATCGACTTACCGTCTGATTTTACAAAGTCTGTTGTCCAGTTAAAAGTCTCTCTGACCATTTGTGCTGTTAAACCTTTGTACATGTTATTAATTTTCTTGTCTTTTATACCAATTAATACATCGGCGTCTTTCTCATGTAAAGACTCTAATAGACCTAGAAACATTTTCTCTCTGGTCATTTGTTTGGTTTCATTATCTGCACCTTTAACAAATCTCCATAGTTTCTTACTTGCATAAAACAGACTTGTATGCTCTGTACCTGCTGGAGCTTCATTTCTAATAAATGGTGGTGTACCATCTGGTAATGCAAACTCTATTTTAGGATCAAATGCAGCCTTAAGCAACTGTCTCATTGCTTGAGTGTCATGTTTTTTTAAGATTTCTATTTTTTTTGTTTTGTCTTTTGCATTGTTAATCAATGTAAAGATTTCGTGTACAGTAGGTTCTGTTGACCCACTGGTTCTGTTAGCGGCCATCATTGCTGATGATTGTTTTACTATAGCCATAATTTATTCTCCATATATGTGTTAGAAGTCATTCACTTGTTCAATTAATGTCTTCATTTTATTTTCTATAAAGTAATTTAATAGGAGCGACCTATCTTTAACTTTATAGTCTCTAAAAGTATTTATAATGCTTTTTTCTATGTTATCTGGTATTTGAGATAAGTCAATCAAAGTCTTATTTCTTTGATAGTTCTTCTTATATTCAGATTCTATTGTAGCATTTCTTTCAATATTTTTAAATTCTTCTAGTCTTTTCTTGTTGATAGGTTTCTGTCTGGCTCCCTCTTGTAGAAAGATATCATCTGGACTTAATATGTTTGGTACACCATCTGATCTATCACCTTTTATAATTTGTTCGTGTAAGAATTGTATAGGGTCAATTTGTTCACCAATATACCCTTTTAGTATAGGAGAAAATTGATACACATCTCCGTAGTGATGTAATTGAATAAAGTCTTTGTCACCTGACACGATCAAATACTTATCTTCTTCTCTTAACTTTATCATAGTAGCAATAATATCATCTGCTTCTGCGTTATCTACATGCATAACTACGTATGGAAAGTTATCAACTAATTCTTTTTTGATCTCTGCCATTATAGCAAAGATGTTATTCCAATCTGTATCTGAATCGGTTCTACCTTTTCGTCTACCGTGTTTGTAGTGTGGAAAGATTGCTCTTCTCCATGGATTTGAAGCGTCTGAACACAACACCATTTTACCATACTCGTCTCTAAATTTTAGATTAAAACCACGTAATGAATTTAATACCATACTTCTCACCATTTCCATGTTAGGTTTGACCTCTGCTTTGCCTCTGGTCTGCACCATTAAGTTAGATATTAATACTTGATTTAAATCTACTAGAATCATTCGTAATCACTCCAATGTTTTTCTTTGATTGTTTTACCTTTTTCTTTTGCTTTTAATCTTCTCTTTAATACTTTAATTCTGTATTTGATACCATCAATAGTTGTCCACATCCAGCCACAATCATGTGGTTCTATTTGTTTTTTAAACCATTTGTTGGTATCTTGTAATGTTTCAATTTGTTTTTTAAGTTGTGCTTTGCTTGACATAAATCTCCGTTGGTTGGTGTAGGTGGCGATTTCTCGCCACCATACTAACTATACTAGTTCTTGTAAGCGAATGGAGTTCCATAAAGCTTAGTAATACCGGCAGCTATAATAGCTTTTGAGGCAGTACCAACTCTGTATGAAGTACCTTTTGCTGTTTTGTTGATATAGATCATGTTACCTTGTGATCTTAATTTATCAACCATCGCTCTTGGCGATTTAAGGTCAAACTTGTTTCTTAGCACTGTCCAAGATACAGCTTCACCTTTGTTCAAAAGATTTAATACCTTTTGAGTCTTACTTAAAGATGGTCTACCTCTAAGCGCATTTTTAATTGAATTAAACATTGTTTAAGTCTCCTATATTATTATTAATTGCTATTTTACAACCTGCTGAGGCGATTACCGGAGTAATTCTGTAAATTCTATTTGTCATCATCATTACCTAGATCACTATCTGTTTCAAAAAACATACCAGCACCATTTGATAGGTCATCTAGTTCAGTTTTTATCTCTTTATTAAATGGTTTAGTTGTTGTGCCTGTCTCCATGACCTTACTGTAGTCTATGGTAGCCGATCTATGACCATTTTTCATCTGTTTAACTTCAACAATCTTATCAATCAATGAGTGTGATGTATGTTTCATACCAAAATCTCTGTATATTAAACCTCTCATAGAGTCAACAACCATGGCAAGGTCTTTTGTAAAATTAACCTTATCTGTTTTAATGCCTAGGTCTAAAAAACTGTTTATTAAATTCATAACTATATCGTCTACTTGGTGTTCAATAAATTGTTTTGTTTGTTTATACTTTAACTGCTCGTTAATCTTATTCTGTGCCTTTTGGTTTTCAGTATCTACGTTTCTTACAATTTTATTTGTAGGAAACTGTATTACATTATCTTTATCAGCCATTGTCTATTACTTCACCTTGAAAGTTTATCATACCTTTTTCAACAAAGTATTCTAACATCTGATTATAACCACCAATTAACTCATCGTCAATCTTAACTTGTGGCATAGACATAACTTTTTTACCTATGTCTTCAATTAGTTTACTAGGATCAGAACCAAAGTCTTTCTCTAAAGACTTTTCTGTGTATTCAAGGCCTAGTTTCTTAACCAAGTCTTTGGCCTTGCCACAAAATTGACAGTTTGATTTACTGTATATTACTATCTTCATTTTTTTCTTTCATTAAGTTGTCATAAGCTACATTAGCTTTCATCTTAACGTTATAAGAATCTACAGCTTCTTCAATAGTGAAATTATACATCTTGTTAAATTCACCCATTGGTAATCTTAAACCAATCCAAGCTCTGTAGTATCCGTTTTTAGTAATAGTAACATCTTTAGCAAAGATTTCATAACCTCTAACTGGTGTTTCTTTAATTAAGTTTACAATTGTAGACTCAACCTCTGATACAGTTGTCTTGTTATTGTTCTTTCCTAGTTCAGTAATGAATTGTTTACTAGACTTATTCATTTCGCCTTTGATAATGTCGGCTAACTCTGCCTTTGCTATCATCATACCTTTTTCTATTGCTAGATTTAAGTCTGGCGATACAGCAGTACCAACACCAAAGATACACATTTTATCTTTTAGTTTACCAAATCTTGGCGTATCACATGCTTTTGATTCAGAAAAATCAGACATATACCACTTCGGTACTTGATTTAACACTTTGCCTTTTTCTGACTTCATATTGTAAGTTGCTGAACAGTTAGCCATTAATAGGCCTGCCACACATACTCCAATAAGTTTACTTACTTTGTTTTTCATCATATATTATTTACCTCACTTTTTACAGTATATACTAGTTGACCAAGTTTGTCAAGCCCCATTTGAACATAGTCCAGAAACTCTCCAGCCGAGATACCAGTAATAATTACAAATAAAAGTGATAAAATGATCATATTTTTAATCATTATTTTACCTTCCATTCACCGTCCTTGTTAAGACATGTCTTTCCGAACGATTTAAAGACATGGTTTGGTCTACTATAAACTCTACAGTACTCTGGTGTAGAGATATCTCTATAGTAAAACTGAGCAAACAGTTCCCAATAACTTGGGCCGTCTACTTTTTTTCTACCATCAGCACACTCTAAAGTTTCCTCTTTAGTAATAGTGTTATCTGTTTCTTTTATGGTAATTTTTACATAACAATATTGATCAGCCGCCTTTTTCGGTTCTATAGTGGTGATCTTATTGTAATAAACTTTATCTTTTTCTTTTTCAACTCTTTCAATTTTATCTAATACCTCAATGGTCTTATTAACTGTATCTGATACTGTTACACTTTTTACAGGTACAATATTACCAGATAGATCAGCCGTTAAACCTACAACCTCTGCTCTTGCCATTTTAACCATTAACAATATTGATATTACTATGGTTGATAACAGAAAAAATCTAATCCAACTAAATCTCATTATTTAAGTTTCCCTACCATCGGTATCATTATACTTGAATCTCTAAAAACTTCACTGTTAAGTTTATGTACCGATATTGTTAAATAAACTAACATGCCAAATACTGCCAATGTAATTATATTTTTCACTTCACACTCCTTCTATGACTTTCTCTATTATTAACAAAGACTCTAACTAATCTTGATAATTCAACTTCTTCTATTTTTAAAGATTGTGGATTTTTAAATGTTACTATACAATCATTAACAGGCATTTTATCAAAGGTTTCTGCATTTCTCACAATTGCGTCAGCCGTGTTTTTTCGCCAATCGTGTGAGCTATATTCTTTTGACATTTTCATTCTCCTTATGACCAAGTTTTTTTAACGTATCATTTGTTTCATATAGTTCATCTTCGTGAGCCTGGTTGTGTTTCCACTCTAAAGATTCTTCTAAAATTCTTTTTCTTATTATAAGATTTTGTATTGTTGGATTATCTGTCATATTCACCTTTATCATTTGCTACAAGTTTACATTGTAATTGTATGTCTTCTATTAAAGCATTCACTTCAGCGTCTCTTTCAGGAGTTTTAGGCTGATTGTACTTAATATTATATAGATTGTCACTCACTTTTTTAATACCATCAATCTTTTGACATAGTTCACTTATTTTATGTATCATTATTTTAACTCCACCCAACGACCATCTGGTAACTGACAAGTAGTACCAAATACCGTATTTCTATTTACACCACCAACACCGATCAACGGCCATTGACTTGTTATGTCCACTGTAGCGTCATAATCTTTACACTTGAAACCTGCTTCTATGTACGACTTGGTCACTTTTATGATACCAGAATTACCTGTCTTCTTATTGTACCAATTAGTGTAACTTGACCCTATTGGACCATTATTTAAATGATCTACGAATACTGCGTTGTGTACATCGTAATCTGAATTATACATAATTTCTGCACCGGCAAACGCACCTACAACAGCACAGGCGCCTATAGCGTATGGATCTGAAACACCCATACTCACACATGCACCAGTTGTGGTAGTTGAACCTAACACAGCACCAACTTGTGATCTATTTGTAGAGGCACAGTTGGTTAGTGTTAAACCGATTAAGATAATTAGTATAGTTCTCATTAGTCTTTTTTCTTAAACATTGTCCAAGGCCATTTTGTTTTTGCCTCAGCCCAAACTTTAGTTTGATAGTCTTTTGTTTTCTCAACTTCACTACCAATAAAATTCACAAGTTTACCTGGTGTTTCTGCAATTGCATTACCAAACTCTTGTGGCGTAATTGTTTTTTTCTCATCACTTTTGGCCATTGTCATTGTCATCAATACACAAATGGTTAACATCATCATAGTCTTCATACTTTACGTCCCATAGTTTTGAAATCGGAAGAATCTACAACCTGATATGTTCCCTTATTGTAACCGATCCCTATTGTTTTACCAGCAGGCAAAGTAACTTTAGGAGTACTACGTTTAGTACAACTGCCTGAAATCTTATCACTCGTTGGTAACGAGTTCATCTTGATACCATTAATATCTAAAGTATAGTCTGGCATTTTTTTAGTACCATGCACTAACTTGATATTAACTGGTCTATATCTTTCTTTGATCTTCTTCACTATTCTTCTTTGTTAAGGTTTGCTTCTGATTCTAAATGTTCTTTGGCTTTCTTCTCTGCATAAGTCATGCCGAATCCTACTTGATAAAAAGTATCTCTAGGGTTGGTAGTCTTATATGCATTCTCTAAAGCGTCAAAATTAATATCAACGTTTTCATAATAAGAAGGATTTGATATTTTAAGTTCTTTGTGATCTACACAAAATTTGACTCTATTAGTAAAGTAGTCGTTTTCTGCACTATCTAAATCAGTATGTTGTGATAATGCAATATCTTTGTCTTTTGCAATCTTAAACTCTTTGTATAAATTGTCTGTATCGTATCTAAATGACATATAGTATATCCTTTTGTTAGTTATTTGACTTTATCCTACCATACTTTTTAATAAATGTCAAGCCATTAAAAAGTGTTGATTTCATTGATTTATTTGCCTGTACCAGCTGTTAAACCGTTACTTTTATCATTTTTTAAGTACTCATCAATGGCGTCTATATCTGATTCGTACTCTTTAATCTTACTGTCTATTAGATCAGTAGTTGTAGGACATTTACTACCTAAAGATACCTTAATTTCTTTAAGGTCTTCTAGTGGTCTGTCCAAATCATGCATTAGTGACATATTATTTACCTCTCTGTAAGTCTGAATTTAATTCTAGTTGCACATCTACCTCATGTGGTATATCCACATCATCGGTCATCCATGAATTATCTTCAACATATTCATTTTTTTTAACTACTTCGGCAATCTGACTAAAATAACACCAGTTAGAACCAAAAGTAATTGCACCTGTATAATTTAACTCTGTATCATACTCTTTAGCATTCACTCCTAACTCACCGGCGATATCGTTCTTATCGGTAGCAATACCAATATTAGTTATCTCACCCTCTCTTCCTTTCTCGTCTTTTACTGTATCTCCTAATTTAATTATCATTAGTGTTCTCCTTTTCATTGTTTTGTCTATTTTTAGCTTCATCAACCATTTCAGACCATGAAATAGAAGATGTTTTATCTTCGCTACTCATCAATAAAACTATATAATGAATAGCCTTTAGTAAATCTTTTCTGTTTTTACCGTCTTTTTTACCATATCTGCAAAGATACTTAATGGCATTAGCTTGGCAAAAATCTTTATCAATATCTAATTGTCTCAACATATCTTGTACCTGGAAACCGTCTTCGGTTGTACTATAGTGTTGTCCGTATGTTGATTTAATATATTCGTCTATCTCTTTTACAATCTTGTCTTCACCGTATTTCATTAGCTTGCCTCTCTGTTTAAATTCTTGTATGTATATTTTTCTGTTAGTTTTGGATCATAATCTTTCTTAAAGAATTGTCTACCGTTCCACAATTGACCATAATCATTAAATAATGAGTTGTCTCTACCAACTGTCTCCTCACCAAATACATCTTGATAAGTTGAATAGTAATCATCGCCATGTATAATCTTAACTGTAGTATTTCCACAAAAATTACTAGCAGTTTCAGTAAAGTTGCTGTCACAATACTTTCTAACTTTTTCTTTGAAAGTATTTAAAGTCTTTAGATGTTTCATTGGTACATTTCTGAATACTGTATTATAAATGTAAAAAAACTCATCACACCTCTCATCTGAATCTTGGTATTCTCTACCATATACTAAACTAATAACTTTACTTTTACTCATTATGCAGCCTCCAACATTGACATTGATACTCTATAAATTCTACCATTTAAATCAACTAAACATTTTGTAGACATTATTTTTGTAATAACACCTAGTGTTTTTTTAGTCTTTTGTACTACGTTAACTTGTGTACCAACTTTAAATTCTCTCTTGATCTTGTTTTGTACAAGAGTGTCAATTAAAACTTTTGTATCTTGTAATTGAGTAATTGATAACTCGTTTAAATCTTTTATTGTAATCATTATGATAACTCCGCCATTAAAAC